GCTCAGGACGCCAAGACAATGTTGGATGCCTGCGCCTTACTAATGCAGGAGTTTGACTGCACAGTCGTCCTAGTGCATCACACCGGCGTATCTGATGAGGCGCAGCACCGTGCCAGAGGATCTAGTGCATGGCGAGGCGCGTTGGATATCGAGGTCAGCGTTAAGCCAAGCAAGAACGGAGGCCCAATCGAGGTAATTCAGAGGAAGATGAAGGATGCCGAGATGCAAGACAGCCTGTTCTTTGATTTAAAGAAAGTAGATATCACCGGATGGCGTGATGAGGATAACGATCAGGTATCGAGCGTTGTCTTAGAGTCAGCTAACAAACCAATTACCGCCACCAAGGTCTTATCAAAAGTCGAGGAGCATCGTAAACGATTTGAGAGGGCTTGGCATTTTGCTGGACGCGCCAGAGATCCACAAGGTCGACCGCACGTCACTCGATCTGGTATGCTCGACTTTCTTACAGGGCCGGCGATGTTGATGAAAGAGGCGGCAGCAAAAAAGGCGATGCAAATGGATTCAAATCGGATGATTGGTATGCTCGTTGACTCTGAATATGTGACGCCATTTGGTCAGGGATGGTCGGTTACCGACAACACTTTTGTTGCAGTTTTAGACACACAAGTTAACAGCTGAGGACAAATGAATATAATCAATGACTTAGAGCAATTTGAGGACAAAAGACATTTGAGGACATTTTGCAATGTCCTGGAGTATTGCCTCATTAAGCCTAATAAAATCAACAACTTACAGTTTTTAAAGACAAAGTCGAGGACATTGTCGGGGACAAATAAATTAGAGGACAAGACAAGACATAACTCTATAGAGTTATGTCTTTTGTCCTTTTTGTCCTGTCCCGATTGTCATGTCTGAACTAGAATGGATTATGTTGAATTTTGGATGGAGTCAGAAATGAGTGATGAAGAAGTAAAAATTGGAAGGCCAACTGATTATACCGATGAGTTGGTGGATCGAATCTGCGAGGAGATCGCATCTGGTCGATCATTGAATCGCATCTGCAAGACCGAGAGCTGGGCGCCAGATAAGTCCACATTCTATCGGTGGATGTACAAACACGACTCGATACGCGACAAATACGCGCGAGCGAAGAATGCGTGTCAAGAGTTTGCCGCAGAGGACATCCTCGAGATAGCTTACGATGCGACGCCTGAGACATACAACGTGGCGCGATTGAAGGTCGACGCGCACAAATGGGTGGCGAGTAAGCTATTGCCTAAACGTTATGGCGAGAAACAGCAGCTCGAGCATACTGGCGAGTCTGGTGGGCCGCTGGTCATCAAGTGGAAGGGCAAGGATGAATAACTTCGATAAGTTCCTGTTCTTGATGGTGGCTGGCTGCGTGCTGGTTACGTTTGCAATGATGGCGGACTTTTTAGGATGGTATGCCTGAGATAACGATTCCGTACAAACCTCGGGATGTCATGATCCCGTTTCACGATAGAACGAGTCGATTTGCCTGTTTGGTGGCGCATCGGCGGTGCGGCAAGACGGTCGCCGCGATTAATGACCTGATTCGCGATGCATTGACGATTAACCGGCCCAACGTCCGAGTGGCGTACATTGCGCCGACCTATCGTCAGTCCAAGGCTGTAGCGTGGGATTACTGCAAGGAGTTCACGGTTAATATACCGGGCATCAAGATCAATGAGTCCGAGCTGCGCATTGATTTCCCCAATGGCGCTCGCATACGATTGTTTGGCGCCGAAACAGCTGACTCGATGCGAGGACTGTACTTTGACTCGGTGGTGCTGGATGAGCCAGCTGACTTTCCAGCGAACGCATGGTCGACAGTCATTCGACCAGCGATCGCAGATCGTCAGGGCCGCGCAACGTTTATCGGAACGCCGAAAGGCAAGAACGAATTCTGGGAGATATTTGACGCATCGCGCAATGATCCGACGTGGTACTCGGCGGTGCATAAGGCTAGTGACACTGGCATATTGCCGGGCGATGAGCTGGACGCCGCGCTCAAGACAATGGGCGAGGATCGATACGAGCAAGAGTTTGAGTGTAGCTTTGAGGCCGCAATCGCTGGCGCTTATTATGGCACCGAGATGAAGGAAGTAACAAATACTGGACGGATTGCCGCAGTTCCATATGATAGAGCCGTTGGAGTCGTTACAGCGTGGGATTTAGGCATCGGGGATTCGACCTCGATCTGGTTCGCACAACACGTTGGAGCTGAGGTTAGGCTGATCGACTACTACGAAAGCTCTGGCGTTGGACTTGATCATTACGCCAAAGTGTTGCAGGAAAAGGATTATGTTTATGAGTCGCACGTCCTACCGCATGACGTGCAGGTCAAGGAGCTGGGAACTGGCAAGTCTCGGCTCGAAACGTTGGATTCGCTAGGGATAAGGCCCGTGACAATAGCACCAAAGCTAATGGTCGATGATGGAATACAGGCAGTGCGATCCATGCTCGGACGATGCTGGTTCGATGAGACTAAGTGCAATCGAGGCATTGAGGCATTGCGGCAATACCAACGAGACTTTGATGAGAAGGGCAGAACGTGGCGAGGCAGGCCTCGGCATGACTGGACATCACATGGCGCAGATGCAATGCGCTACTTGGCAGTTGGATACCAGAATCAGGCATCGAGCTGGGGCGATCCAATCAGGCGTAACTTGCGAGGGATAGCGTAGTGGCAGTCGATTACAAAGAAGAGGCAAGGCGTAGAGCGATAGCAAGACTTAATCGTCAAGCAGAATTAACGCCAATTCCACAAAACTCATTATTAGCTATGGTGGGACAAGGACTTGAATCTGCCAGAGGTTTTGGTAATAAGGCAACAGTTCCAAATCCGATACCACTGATTGGCGGTCAGGGAGTTGGCGATCTTATGATTGGTCAAGCGCCTGAAGAGTTTGAAAATTTATCATATGGCAATATGCCGTTTGATATGCCGTATCAAGGAACTGGTGGATATTTGCCTAGAGTTAAGCCAAACAGACAAACCAGTTTGGCTGATACAGTATTTCTTGGAGAGAGTTTATTTCCTGTTGGTGCAGCTGCTAAAGCTGGAGCAAAGTCGGCGATAAAGGGAGCGACGCCAAAGGCGCAAGAAATGCTTGAAGATACTATGCGCAAAACAGGTTTATTGCGAGAGATGGCCCCAAGCGGCCCTAGATCGGTTTCTGATTATGGTTTTGATGATAGATATGGCGCCACTAAAACTGGCACTGAACAGGTAAAAAATTTACGGTATAAAACTGAGCGGATTGGAGATTTATCCGAAAACATAGATGACAAGATAAGTATTATCGATCTAGCAAATGCTGGAACTCC